ATTATTTGATCCAACTTGAGGTTTCCATTTATGACCATTTCCAACTTCAGTAACCTGTCCATATAAATTATCATAATCATAATCATAATCTACATTAGTAAGAACAGTACACGTTTCACCAGCTCCTGAAGTTAATGAACCTTGATTCCACAACCATCGTCTAGAAGCTACTGTACCATCAAAATTAAAGCTATTAAAAGGATTTTCTGATTTAAGTTCATATCCTGAAGCAAACCACTTTGTTCCATGAAACCCACGCCATGCATCAAAATCTGCAGGACCTATAGTCATAACACCCCTAAGTGCTACAGGTCGTGTAAGAGAACATACTTCTATAATACAATTAGGTAGAATCTTAGCTTGTGTATTTCTACCATTAACAATACTTGTATATGTAAATACACCTTCTTCAACATTAACATCTATATTTACACTACCAAAATTAAGAGAACCCCAATCAAATAAACTTGTTGTTTCTTGATCTGGCATATATACGAGCCATGCTTTAGATTTATAATTCCATGCATTATTGTTTTCTTGAAGAAAAGAGTCTTCTCCAGAAACTTGATTATAGGGATAATTAGGGTAATAGTACTCTTGATCATTTCTTGAATACTTGCCCATGTTTCTGAGTATACCCTTAGCTATTACTGACCTGTTAGTACTACGATCTCCTCTAACAATCTTAAACCCTACAATATCATCTTTTTGGTCTTGTGTTAGATCAGAGGTTAGTATCAGACCTGAGATTTGACTATTGTTAATTTTTACTCCAATAGGAAAAACTGCATCATCCTGCATTGTAGGAACAATGTTATTACCATCATAAGTGATTGTGCTATTTTCTATAATAGGACTAACCAATACATCTGGAAATTTATGATGTCTGATTGGTTGATCAGCTAAGTCTCCCCATACATCTGTATTACAAGGGTATTTTTCTGTTGATTCCCAATATGCAAATTCTCCATATTCCCATGGTCCTTTGTAATCGTCAGCACTTGTAGCAGTTGGAGAAGCTCCTAAATTAAGAGCGTTGTTATATATCTTCCAATATGAACTATACCCTATACCATTCTCAACATAATCTGGATCACCAATAAAGTCATCATTTGTATCAGGTACATCAGGATTTATATTAAGGTTAGGAGGTCCTGGAATGTGAAAAGAATCAGTTTGTTTTCCATTCTTAAGAAGGAACACTATCTCAAATGCATAAACTTCATCACGCATGTATCCACGTAAATTAGTAGCATTATTCTCATCAGAATAATTTTCACCAGGAGGTATCCTATAAGATTCCCAGTTCAAAGTTATGTTACTAGCTATCTGCTGATAATTTATCCTATCTATAGAAGTTAAATTATCCCATACTAGAATATCTTGTACAGATGTTATATCTTGTGCTATGTCATAATACGGATATTTCTCAAATATATCAGACATAGATAATCTTTTGGCTGTTTGATCTGCACCTGTATATGTTATTTCTTCACTAACGTCTGTAATGTTATATGTCCCTACTAATTCAACAGAGGAAATATTATTTATAGTTTTAATTACTGCTAAATTAAAGTAATTAAATTGTCCTGAGATATCTAAGTTAGATATTTTTACAACTATAGATTTTCCTACTGGATAGTTAAAATTTACTGTTGTTATAAGTGCATCAGCTATTGGACATGGGTTGGTTATTGAGTAGTATGACGTTAAATCATTACCTACTGCATCAGAATACTGTATAGCAAATTGGTAGGTTCCAGCAACTAATGATCCTACATTAGTCACCTCATCTACATTTAAAAATGGTATTGGAAAGTCAGGTTGTATCTTAAGTTGATTACAGTCTAGTTGATCTGTTTCTACAGGATCACAAGTAGGAGTTGTTCCTGGTGCAAGTATATAAGGAATGTTTTCTATATCCAAATATCTTCTAGCATTAAATCCATCGGTCCAATATATTTCTGTAGTACAGTTTGTTATTCTATGTACGACTTTTGGTATAGGATGATCTACATTAAAGTTTAAACATGGAGCATTGATTAGCGTTTTATATTGACAATCATTATTAAACATGAATCCAATTTCACTACCTCCAGTAGTGGGGTTAGTTAAAAAGAATATGTCTTTGTCTTTTTCAGGAATAGTATGTTTTCCAATAAGTTCATAACCATCAGGAAAACTAAAACAAGGTTCGTTACCAGGTTCATTTTGATAATTAACAGAACTAGAGTCAAAGTTTTCTACAGTTGCATTTAACGCATAAGTAAGACTACCTGTCGCTACTTGGTTAATTGTGCTATCCATATTTAAGCCAGACATTGCCTGATTAAACTCTAGTCTTACTTGACCTTGTTGAGCTTTATCAGTTTTTGCCTTAGCAGCTGCCTTCTTCTTATCGTCTTCAATTTCTTTTTTAGTAGCCATGTGTATTAACTATTTCCATTACGTCTTCCGTACCTATTAGTGTATCTACCAGATACTTGAGATCTTGAGTCAGGAAGTTCATATTGATTAAAACGATTTAAGTCAGTAACAATTGCTCTTTGTTTCTGATATACTGTTTGTTTTTTAAGTTCTGTTTCAGCCATTATCCAAGCTTCATCCATTACTTGTTTATGGTAAACTAACTTAGTTTGTAGTTGATTAAATGTTTCATCTACTGTTTGATTAGTTAAAGTCTCAAAAACTTTAAACTTAATAAAAGATTCAATATATTCTCGAACACGATAATTGTCAGGAATTAATTGATTTCCTATTTTATCATAATCTGTTGAATAAAAGACTAAGTGTATTACACCATTTCTAAAATTTGTTATAAACTTATTATCTCTAATGTCAAAAGAATCGTAAGAAGAAGCACCAGGAGTAAAGTTAGCACCTGCTACAGCTAATTGATTATACTGATCAAAAGAACTAGTATATGATAAGTTACAGTTTTTTCTTGCAGATATATTACCTGGTTGAAGTAAGTATGTTCGTCTATAAGATCTAGGTATCTCAGCATTTGTTTTATAAACAGCTTGCACAACCTCTGGCATACAAGTTCCGTCACAACTAGGATGTTGACAATCAGGTCTATTACAGGGTGAACCTCCAATAGTTAATGGAGCAACTTGAATGGTGGTAGCATTGGCAGCTTGTGAATAAAATGAAGATGCTGCAGGATAAGGGTTTCCTGGTATAACTGCACACATCCACGCTTCTCTAACTGCATGAAAATTATCTGGAAGTCTTGATTGATAGTCATCTATAAGTAAAACTTCAGTGGTAATTTGATAAGTTGTCCTACCCATCTTTCTAAGACATTTGTCTAAGTAAGTAGGAAATAATAAATCATCTACAGCTCCAGTATCAAAGTAACTTTTAAGTTCTTCTTTTACTGTTGCGTATAGAGGTTCAGGGGATACAAAATCGTATTTATAGTAGTATGACATAACTTATTTTTTCCATTCATTGTAAGTGTGTTGATATTTAGAATCTGTCTTTAAGTAATGAGACAGGTCTCTAGATGTTCTTCTAGAAGGTTTAAAGTACCAAAGGTCTGAGTTTCTAAATCTTGCAGTTTGTTTAAACCACATCCATCCAAAGAAATAACCCTCTGTATGATAGTTAAAGTTATAGATACGTTTACCTTTCTCTTTAGTTTTTACCCAATCAATAGGTAAGTTTACAAACTCTTTACCATCAATATCTTTACTTCTTTTTCTTTTCTTTTTATTTATAGAAAACTCTCCAAAACCAGTAGGGAGTTTTTCCCTTTCTCCTGTTTCTAAGATATAGTGTTTAAATGATTCATTAAATGAATAAAGAATATTTTTCCACTCATCAAAATTCAGAGATATTAGAGGGTTCTTTTTACAAAAATCCTCATAACTTTTCTTACTAGCACTTCTCCAATCAACTGCTACTCTTGACATATATAATTTATTATTGAGTAGGTTGGGCGTTTGGTGACTGACCATCTATTCCCTCATTACTCATGTCTGTTTTAATTTGAAAATATGTAGCTAGAAGTTTTTGAGAGGTTAGTGACAATGCTTGCTGTTCTAAATAACCAGGTAATGCATATTCTTTATCTAAAGGATTCTTACAATATTCCTCATCTGTATATTCAGGAGTTCCACACCCACATTCTGGGTACATGATTTCATTAGGTACATCTTCTTCAAAAAATGCAGCTAATCTTATAGCTTTTAGTAAAGGATTATTAACATATAAATATCCATTAGATATCCAAAAATAATAATCATTCTTTACTATGGGTAACTTTAACAAATTTATAAATCTGTTAATAGTTATTTCTTTTAACTTAGTACCTCTACCTCCCATAGCATCTACAGAATATACTCCTTGAATTACGTATTGATAATTACCTTCAGATATTCTGGGTAATTTAAATACTGTTCTTGAAACATTACATTCATCTGCATACTCGCAGCACTCTGAAATAGGTACTTCTTTCATTTCTAAACATGGGATGGTAGTAAATAATGTATCACTAGCCCATAGTTTTCTTAAATTAGTTTCTCTCTTAATTAACAATTGGGCATTATTCTTAACCTCAGAAGCAATTGCTCGATCTGTGATAAGTGCGTCTGTTGATAATATCTTGTGCATAGATCGCACATCTGAAACTAATTTTCTTAGTGTTGCCATCTTATGGTGTTTTGCGTGTTCTGTTACCTAGTATACCTCCTAATTGATCAGCCTCTCTCATATAATTATTTTTCATATTATAAGGACGAACCTTAGGAGCTTTTACATTTTTACCTGGGGTAGGTTTTCCGTATTTTGTTGCCATGTTTATATTCTTTCTTCAAATTCAGCTACCTTTCCTACTTTAAAGTCATAGACTAAAGCTAGAGCAGCTCGTACACTATGTACAAAATTATTATCTTTATGCCACCTATCTGTTCCAGATAAACTAGGCATTTGCTGTATTCTCACTCCTTTGATTTCTTTAGCCATATAGTGATGTTTATCACCAGTGTGAACTTCTCTATATGTAGAATCTCCAAACCATTTACTATACTTTGGGTGTGTTGCAAATAATAAAGGTAGTGCCTCTATTTTACAATTACCGTGATGAAAACCAATGAATGTATTACCTATTACGGTTGCTTTTACTAAGCCTTCTTCTCTATCAAAGAATACATTTGGTTCATCTTGAAAGTATACATCTAGCGCATGTGCTAAATAAAATGATTTAGTTCTATCATGATTACCTTGAACCAATATCACTTGAACATCCAAAGAGTTTGACTTTAACATCTTAATGGTGTCTACAAGAATAGAAAATCCTAATTCATACTCAGTGGCATAATCTAATATGACATCTTGAGGTGTTCCATTTGTTGTTTGATTTTGATAATTATCGGTATGGAAAAAATCATTTGATATAGGGAAGACCACTCTATTTATATCATATACTGATTTAACTTTGTCTATTAGCTTTTGAGCTACGTTAATAAATCTAACAGCTCTAGTTCCAGGATCATTATCTCCATCTACATATCGTTTTGCTAAATGAAAATCTGAAAGAGATAACTCAATATCTACAAGATCTTTGTGATCGTTTCTTTCTGGTGTAGGAGTTGGAATGTAGTTTGACTTATAGTTTTCTAAAAACTGTTTAAAGTCTTCTGGTGTATAATCTTTAGGTTGTTTTCTTTTAGAAAACACAGAAGATGTAAACCTTCCACTAGGGAGTAGTTTAGACCAGTAATTAGTAATTATATATTTAGATAGATCTATTTTGTGCAATGCAGCTAAATCTATTTCACTTTTTGGTTCAAAGTCTAAAGTAACAGTACTTTCTATTGTACCCTTTTCTTTGTTTACCTTCTTTACAAATTCTAATTCTTCAAACTTACTTGACTCTTTTGTAAATTCTTCTAAAGGATCTTTATTTTCCTTTTTAATATCTTTTAGCAAATCATTCACTTCATCTTCTGTAATTTGCAACTTCTCAGCATAAAACTTTTTACTCTTCTTCCAAGCTAACATTGATTTTAACTGGACGAGTAAATCTTCAGAGTACGACATAGTATGTGGTTTTAGTTAAATATGGTAAAGATATGGAATTTATTTTGGATATTACAAATAAATTTACTAGAGACACTTATTCTTTATAACTAATCTCGTTATAAATAAAAACTCCTAAGGACATGTAGTCCCTAGGAGAAGCTCTCTAAAACCAACAAAAGAGAACTTTTTTATGTGGGGTCTGGACAACATTGAGTATAGTTCCAATCGAATTGAAAACTATCACCACTAACTCCTTCAAAATTAGCATTTTTTACAATACAAGCATTTGATAACACAGTGCCGGTTAATTCATAGTTTCTTATTTCAAATGTTCCTGCATTATTGTTTCCATTATTTTGGGTATTTACCATATCTATAACATTAGTAGTAGATATAAGAGCAGGGTCAAAAAAGAACTCCTGCATTAAGTTTAAAGGACATGTGAAATCTGAAGTTCCTATAGTTAAAGTAGAAGTACTGCCTATGAAAACTGAACCAACTTGAGCAGGTTGTTGCAAGTCTAAGTTTCCAATTAAAACTCCATTTAGAAAAACATCAAAATTATCATCTACTAAAGCGTTTGAGTTACAAACTTGAAATACCACTACCTTATCTTGACAGATTGGAACATCGTCTACTGTCTCCTCTACATACTCATTACAATCCTCACTAGTTGATACCACTCGTATAATCGTAGTTCCAACAGGTGCATTATAAGAAATAAATCCGATAAGTAATTGCACAGGTGTTATATCAGTTTCAAATGCTTCTGTAAATCCATTTACTTGGGAAAATATATTAAATGGACCTGCATCTATACCAATGTTATTTGATTGTATTTGTATTGATTCTGTCATAATTATTAAAATGTTATTGGCACATCTACATAGTTTGTACAAGTTCCTGTATTTTGAATTCTTAAAATAGTAGTTCCAGAAGGAACGCCTCCTACAAAAACATATCCAATAGGACTAGTAAGTGTAGATATCAATACATTTTGAACAAGAGGTGCTGTAAAATTATCTGAGTTTCCATATATGTCACAAGGTCCTGAGCTTGAACAAGCGCTTACGAGAGTTACTTTTACAGGAAATTTTAGTGGTGGTTGTGCCATTTTATTATTTTTTAAATGATTATGAACATATTGAGAAAGGTGTTTGGATCATATTATCTCCTTCAGGTAGATATACTCCTTTTTCGGATTGAGCACTTATGCTTTCTGTTAGTTTTAAACGTCTAAAGTTATCATTTCCAATATAAGGACTAGTTCCAGTTGGATTATTCCACAAGGTATCACCTGTCGAAATTACTCCTGAAATTTCAACTCTTGCACATATATTAGTATTTATATTTAAACCACATGCTGCACCGCTACTGTTTGCACCTTGTGATGAAATCTGAGCTGGCTCAAGAACGCCTCCTGAGGAAGTTGTAGTGGTGGTAGTAAGTGGAACAATTACTGCAACTGGACCGTTTAAACAACACGCTATAGTAGTAGTTGTACTTGTCGTACTTGTTGTACTTGTACTTGTACTTGTGCTTGTACTTGTTGTTGTAGTTGTTGTTGGAACAATTATATTTCCTCCAAATTGAAAAAGTGTATTAAATGGCTCCATTGTATATGAAGAAAAAAGTGGTGTAATTAATTGATCACAATCATCACAAGCATCTTCAGGTTGATAAGCGCTACCGTCTTTGCTAACTATATTTCGTAGATCCCAAGTTCCTACATTAGAGTTAGTAATAGTTGCGGTTACAACTTGACCTTCTAGTACATTGATAGTTCCAGATGCAAAATCAGCCCCACTAGTTATTGTTGTATTTGTTACAGGAGAACCATCTACATTTATTACTAAATTTACAGTTCCTATATAACCTGGAGTTTGTGTATATAACTCAAAGTTAAATTCATATGGCGGAGGTGCAGTGGTAGTTGTTGTAGTTGTACTACTTGTACTTGTAGTTGTAGTTGTTGAACTAGTAGATGTTGTAGTTGTAGTTGGACAATTAGTTGGTAAGTCAATACAGTTTTCACACGTACCAACAGAACACACTCTAATAATAGTTGCACCTATAGGAAGTGTTACCACATAGCCATTTTCTAAAGCAGTAGCTGGAACTTGTGTTTGAAATGGAGAACTGTATGCATTTGCATCTGAAAATAAATCAAATGGTCCAGCACTGCCAGTTGGAGGAATTGTTATATTTATTTGTATTAACATATCTTAATTTATTATACGCATTGATTTTCTAATGTATCTGTAAAACCTGCTTGCCAGTATGTTTTGGAATTACAAGATCTTATTTTATCATCACTTATTCCTGGTTCTGTAATATATATTATACTGTCAGGGTCAGCTAATGTTCCAGCTAATGCATCATCTGGATCATATGCAGCTATTCCTAATTGTTGTACTACATCATCTATCCTACAGGCGACTCCTGTGGTTACTTGACCTTGACTATTTGAACTTCCTGCATAACAAAGTCCTATTATTTTAATAGTCCCATTTAATTCTGCTAAAAGAAAAGATCCAGAATCTCCACTAAATATAGGATTTATACATCCTGGAACTGTACTGTCAGGTGTATCGTTATTTGGTTTTACAAACTTAATAGCTCTATCAAATTGACAGACTACATAATAAGGACTATTCTGAGCATCTGCTAAGTTTGCTTGTGTAGGATTCTGCATTTGGTATCCTATACTGGTAATAAGTGCATCAACTGCTGATATTGTCATAGGACATTCAGGCATTAATCCTTTTGGTCCAGTTGTTCTTCCAGAACTATATACACGAGGATTGATAGTTAATAATAAATCTAATTCAGCTGTACTAGCAAAAGGTGGAGCAGTACTACCTAATATAGATTCTAACCCTATTTGATTCCAAGCAGTATTTATATCAAATCTAGATTCAACTATAGAACAGATAGCTGCATCTACTTGATTCCATATACCTGTACTTTTTTTATGAATAGGTACATACCTTAGACTAACTCCCATATTATTACTAACAGGAGTGTTAGAACCACTTTCTCCATTTTGATACACACGATTAACTGGAAATGCATCATTTAAGTATTGATTATTTATGTCTCTATCTGAAGTGTAAAAAGCATCATTTATTGATACATGATTATTAGTTAAACCTACGGTTGTACCAGTTTCTACATGTTTTACCATTCCTCCTAATGTTCCTATAGTTTTTGTATTATTTCTGCTAGAGAAGGAAATACCTCCTTGCATCAGTTGATTGGTTGCTCTATTAGCTGCATTATTTGAACCTGCTGCTGTGTTACCACAAAATGCGTCACATCCTAAATGTTGTATAATAGTTTCTTCTATAATATCTACTTTTACCACTCCTTCATTTTCTATAGTTACATTATCAACTATTATTTCAGAAGATGTAAGTTCAGAAAGTTTCTTCTTTTTTGGTATAGATATAACTATAGCAAATTCTCCAGTATCAACTCCATTAGTTATTTTTTTACCCAAACCAATAGAAACTGCTTGAGGATATTGAATAGCTAATTCCTTAATCTTTTTTGATACTTCTTTTGTTATTTTTCCTTCCATAGCTTATTTATATTGGGGATGTGTAGGCTGAAAATGTAGTCCATATTGTTTTTACTCCTGATGGCACCACTGTTGTTGTACTAGTGGTTGTAGTAGATGGCGGTGGGTCAAATGATGTAATACCATTACTTATTCTGCACTCTGGTCTACTCCCTGAATCTATAGATGCACCTGGAGTAGGTTGCTCAGGAACAATTTCCCAAACTGATGCAACAGTGTTGTATCTATACCAAACTCCTGAAGACACATCAGATGTATATATATAATTTCCAATCATTGTTAAATCTCCACTACCAAGATATGACCCATTACTAAGCAGGGGAGTGCTGATGGATCCATCTAATGTTCCTGTATTATAGTCGTATTGATATATTCTACGACTAGTTCCTTCAGTTTGATGATACAATATTTTATTTGTAGTAACTCCATCTGGTTTGTATGTAATTAAACAATCTCCATTAGCAGTACTTTGAACTATAAATTTTTGAGTAACTGATAAGACGGTAGAACCTTCAATAATTTCTGCTTCTAAAACTCTATTAAATCCATAAAGCCATACAGTTTTAGTATCATTAATTGAATCTCCAGAAATTTTAAGTCCTGTTGACCACTCAGAAGGCCATGTATATAATATACCCTCCCACTGAATATTTTCAGGAACACCTGTTGAACTTAAATCATACGTGTATCTTGTAAATGCATACTCAGAGTTAACTATAGTTAAAGTAATATAGTTTTCACTAACAAGAACTCCGGAATTTTGAAAGTTAGTTCCTGCAGGGAATATAAGTTGTTCTGTAATTCCTGTAATAGGACTGTATGCAAACACTTTGGAGTAATAAGGTTCACCAGGATAACATGCTCCTGGATTGCTAGCGCAAGTTTGTCTAGTAGTAGCATAAATTAGATTACAATCTAAAGATGTTGAATCAAAACAACCTAATCCAACTGGTCCACCAGTAGGAGCTTGTCCTGATAAAGTTAATATAGTATAGTCAGTTTCACAAGTTACAATAAACTCTCCATTATTGTCATTATTATAATAATCTATTCCTCCAAACTGGTTACCAATAACCTTAACTCCATAACCTGTCGATATTGAAAGAGTTGGAGTTTCTGTATTTGTATCTACTTGATAAATGTCTCCACTACTAAATTCACCTTCTTCAGTTAATACGGTATTTAGTACTGCAGCTGTTATTGGAATATTATTTACAGGTTGAGCAAACGTTAGTGTAATTTCAAATACGGACCCTTGAACAACAAAGTCATAGGCTATAATCAGTCCAGTATAAGCGCACAACTTATATAGTGTCACCCCTCCACCATTACCAACAATTCCGTTAGATCCAGCAGCAAGTGTACTACTAGCCATAACAGTCATACCTGCATACGTAAATGGTACTGGACCTATGTACACATCTCCTGCTTGGTCGTACATATTAGGTATTGTAGTAGATTCACATTCTGGTTCTGTATAAAGGGTAATATCTGCACAACCACTAGTTGTAGATAAACTTTTTACATTTGTACCTACAAGATTTGATGATTGTTGTTGGTAGTCAGGAGTTTGTGATATTTCATATACTCTATTTAATTCTGGTTGAAGAGCATATAATTTACTATTTATTGAGAATATATCTATATATTTCTCAGAAGTGTAATTAACGGTAAATTCTGGAATGCCTAAATCCTGCAACTTCATAGTTCCAGTTATACGATCATTATTTGAAATGTTGTATTGTTGTAGATAATTCCCATTATAAGGACCATCAACTTCGCCATCCATCCTCATACTAGTAATAACATCACCGTTATTAAGATATAGTAGTCTAGGGTTTGAAACAACCTTACCATAGGTATTTATTACAGGTTTAACAGTTCTTCCAATACTAGATGTTAGATTTTTAGCAATATTACCTGTTTGACTTATATCAATAGTAAAACCCCATACATCTGGTGAAGTAACAGTAGCAGTTGGTCCACCAAAAACTATTATTATACTTGTATCATTAATAGCAGTTAGTGCCGTACATTCAGAACCAACTCTAGAATAACCAGGGTATGATAGGATACCTTGTGTGCTAACAGTAATGTCTCTTGTAAAAGATAAACCTACATTACCTGATGTAAAAGTTACATCATATTCTCTAATTATAAAGTTGTTCTGGGTAAGGTCTGTTTCACTAGCTAGCCAAAGTTTATTTTGTGTACTACATATAGGTCTAGTTACACCTTGGGTTACTAAAAAGTCATTAGGAACTAATACTGTAGTTACTACATTGGTGTCTATATTATATACTCCTAGTTCTCCGGAGGTTCCTTCGTTAAGAGTTGACCAAAGACATAGTGAAGTAATTGGTCCAGGTCCACTTGATGTAGTAGTAGTAGTTGTAGTTGAAGATGAAGATGTGCTGGTTGTAGTTGTTGTAACATCACAAAGTATCTCTCCTGTAAAATCACAATTTGGTGTAGCACAAGAATATATATCAACTGAACCGCAAGTCTGATTTGTACTATCTAACCTAACAGTAGTAGTTCCAGCAGGGGCATTATAAGAAGTGTAACCATTCAATAGAGCTTGTCTGGAAACATTAGTATCAAATGCATTTTGATAATTATCTGCATCAGAATATAGATCAAATGGACCTGTATCTATGCCTGCTAAAGTTAATGTTATAAGTATTGTCATTGTCCTACGGTGTTATTGTGGTGGTTGTTGTGGTTGTTTGTTCTAGTGTTATCTCAATACTATTTTTACAAACTGAACCTGATGCTACTTTTACTATAGTAGTGTAATCAGGCATCACAGCTGTATACCCATTCAATAACTGGGTTTTAGTTACATTTGTTTGAAAAGCAACACTAAACCCATCTACGTCTGAAAATAGATTAAAAGATCCAGTATTATTTCCTGCTGTATTTAGTGTTAAGATTGCTTCCATTATGAGTCACAACAAGTTGTTAATGTTTGATTTATACTTATTACTTGCTGCTTTATAGTAGCTATTTCAGATGTATTGATTGCTTGTTGGTTTACCAATGTACAAATAATTTCGTCAATTTTAGACAAAGCAATGTTTAAATCATCACAAGGTTGCACATTTGAACAAGGTAATACAGGTCCATTGTATGTAATAGACTTTGAATAATGTACCCCAGTTGCACAAGGATTATTGCTTGTAGTGCTTGAACATCCACAAGGGGTGTTTGAAACTACATCTGTGCAACAAGGATTTACAGGTAAGTATGCCATTTTGTTTTTATTTTAAGGTATGTAAATTATATAATATGATCCAAGGCCAGGTTGAAAATTAGCATGTGATAATCCTCCACCTGTCTCATTTATTGTAGCAGAATGTGAATGTGGTGGAAGGGGATCTGCTACAAACGATCTCATTTTAAAGTCATTATCCCCACCTTTAAATCCTCCACCAATATTCTCACCAACGTAAGGTCCTGCTGCCTTTCCTGTAGGGGTTATTGTAGGCGTTGATGGTCCAATGGTAATTGTATGTGTATGTGAAGGTATTTGTGTAATACATAATGTAACACTGTTAGTTCCAACAGGAGTATTAAGATTATATGTTGGGTTTCCAGCTACATTAGGGTCAACTGCAGAATCTAACGAAGCTCCTCCCATTCCACTAGTAGTACCAACTGGTACTCT